AGTCAAATTTGTATATACTGGGCGTACCACCAATCCCTACGTTGCCTGTTCCGTCAATCCTTACGCGTTCACCCCAGTTAGTACCGTCATATGTCCAGAAACCAAACTGAGATGCAGCACTGGCTGTTGCAGCAATAAGTTGTGTAAGGCCAGGGGTTGAAGTATTAACACCTACACGGAAGCCCGTATTGTTGGCAGTTGTATCAACAAATTGTGCAATATTGTATCCCCATATTGTAGAATCAGGTCCTGTCCCTCTTACTTCTAATGTGTAGCTAGGTGTAGCAGCATTAATACCTACTTTGCCACTGGCATCAATTGCTAAACGAGAAACACCACTGGCGGTAAGGGCTAGTTGATTTGCACCAGGGGAATATAAACCAGTATTAACGTTACCTGCAATTGCTAAAGACGGTGCACTTACGGTACCTGACCCAATGGTTACTGCAGGGAAAGGGAAGGTGCCAGAGCTTGCAATGGATGCAGGCAAGACGGTGCCATCGCTTGGCGTACCAACAGACTGAACATCACCTAATACAGTTGCAAAGAAGGTGGTGCCACTTAGTGGTGGTGTGGTGAATGTAAGGCCAGACCCTGAGATGGTGTAGTCAGTACCAGGGCGCTGGATGACACCACCCAGGGAGAGTAAAACGTTTTGTGCAAGTCCCGGAAGAACGCCTTGACCACCAGCGGCCAATGTGAATCCTGAGGCAGTTCCGTTGAAACCGCCAGAGATTTGGTCGACAAGAATGTAACGACCAATAACAGGATTCTGACCGATATAAGCCATTTAGTTATTCCGGAACCTACACTTGTGTTCCTATTTTAAATCAAACAACTTCAGGGGTAACTTCAGTTGCTTCAGTTTCTTCAGTTGCTTCGGGTTCAAACTCGAGAGTTTCAATCAGTTGACCAATTAAGCTGGCGGCAAATCCAATGAGGTTGCTATCGCCAGTAGCACGGGCGGAACCAAACGAATTAATAGCCGAGACTAGGTCAGATTTTTTGCAAGCCATGGTGAAAAATAAAGGCTTCTGTAAGTATACCTAATTTTTACCAAGGAATGCCAGAGGCATCAACTGGATTTTCTTTGGTGTCAAGTTGAGCAGACAAACCACTACAGATGGTCTCAACTTGCTCATCACCAAGGGTGGCCAAGACCCAACCCACTACTTGACCTTCGGTGAGGTCTTCGTAAGGTGTGAAATTATCGGGGTCTGGATCGCCAAAACCAATAGAGCCGTAGCTGCTAGCGGTGAGGTCATCACCATCGGTTACTTCACGGGTAGCGGTAACGGTCCAGTGAGCAGTGTAGACGGCACCATCGGAAAGCTTGCGCTCAAGCTGAGCGATATGCCATTCAAAAGTATTAGCCATTTTAATTTGGTAGCTATGGTTTTATTATAATGTAAAATTACCAACAATAAATTTTAGCTGTTTGCTCTTCTGCTTGAATTCCAGGCCAGCGGTTGGCTTTTATTTTGGTATCGTAAAGCAAGTAACTGGTTGTAGCCCAAATACCAGACCGTATCGCGTCATACAAAACTAACTTTGTTGATTCTTTTACGTCGGGGGAATTATATAGTGAGCTACACGGAATAATTTCTATGTCTGTGTCAAAGTAACAAAACCTTGCAATGGTCATGGATCGCCGCATGTGAAACTCATCCGTCACCACATACAGTTTTTTAGGTTGTAATGCAATAATTTTATTTTTTGTTTCTGTAAAATTTGTCACGGTATCCCAGGCGGCAAAGTCCAAGTCAATGCGGTCTTGGGTAATGCCTTTTTCTTTGTAGATATCTAGGACTTGATTGATGCCGCCTTCTGAACTGACAATAATTTTGGTGAGCGGAAATTGTGCGGCAATCTCAGCTGCTTTGTAAGTGCGGTTTACATTACCACCAAGGTGCAAAACAATATCCATGGCTATTTGTACTTTTATTTATTAGTTTACTTCCAAGACAGAATCTTTTGCTGGACAATTTTTAGCCCAGGGGGCACATAAACGCATTTCACCACCCAGGGTTTTACACGCTTCCGTGTAGCAGACTGTTACATCAACAGATTTTTCACTGTAGATAGGCCTAGGTAATTTAGTTTGGCTTTCATTTCCTGGTAGTTGGTTGTACTTTTCAAGTGCGCTGTCAACTTCTGTGGTAACAAGAAAATCTAAAAGCTTTTCATTGTTTCTAAACTTTTCATCTAGTTCACGATTGCGGTAATTATTGCCAAACCTTTGTTGCACCAGCATGTATAACTTCCAGAGGTGTTCATTTTCTATTTTTAAATAAGTAGCAAACATGCCTACGGCAACAATCAAAAGCCCAGCAATGACTGAGCTTTTATTGATGCCAAATAATTTTATCCGCATTGTACAACCTGCCAGGCAAGAGAATACTACACGATCCCAGCAGCAGTTAGCCGGGCTTCCAGGGCTTCGATCTTTACCAAGGATTCTTGCAATGCTTTTGTAAGAATAGCTGTTAGAGATCCATAATCCAATCCCAAATGAGATTCCCCTGTTTCACTAATGATTGATTCATGAACAACTTCTGGTATAAGTGGTTTGACCTCTTGGGCAATGAAACCAATGTTGTGGCTGCCATCAGATTTAACATCGAACTGCCTGGGGCGCAGTGACTTGATCGTTTCAATGCCGTAGGCAATGTCTTCAATGTTTTCTTTATTCTTAGCGTCAGAGGCGTTAGTCCAGACGCCAGCGGTTGTTAGCGTTGCAATAGGTGGAGTGCCTGAAGCACCAACGTACCATTGGAAAGTTTTTGCTCCCCCGCTATTGCGGTTGACAAACTCAATGGTTGAGCCAGCATTGTCAAAGTTAATTTGTGGTCCAAGTATCCAAAAATCAGCGTTGACGGTTACTCTGCCAGCACTATCAATCCTCATCCTCTCCGTAGGATTAGCCGCGCCGTCTGCTGTAGTGGAAAACACTAGGCGGCCTGGCATGTCATTAGCGCCGGGCGTGCCGTCTACCTCGGCCCTGATGTTGGCGCCCTCTACAAATTCAGTGCCATCACTTCCTTGGAATGAAATCTGCCCCATCTCGTCACCACTGGCGACAACGGTTGTGCCGCCAACCGAACTGGATCTATGCTTACCTAGCGCAATGATTGGTCCAGGACTGCCGCCGTCACCAAAGACAACTGATGAAAATCTATTTGAGCTGTTAGTGGTTGATGTGCCTTCGAGTTGGAACCCGGGCGCAATTGTAGTATTAAAAAAGTTTCCACGCGCAGTAGACGTGCCAACTAAGAGCCTGCCGCTGGAGTCGATGCGCATGCGTTCGGTTGCATTACCAGCATTTGATCCACCGCTCGTCAAAAAAGCTAAAGAAGTTAATGTGTTTGTGGAAACCTCACTTATAGCCTGAATTGCTGCATGTTGGTTTGTACTGGAAAAAGAATTTGCTATTGAAAAACTTAAAGATGCTGAGTTCCCTGTGCCAGCGGTGCTGTTATAAATTCTGGCGCCGGTGTTTGCGGAAGACGTCGCAATCTGAACATCCAATGCGTAACCAGGGCTTGTAGTGCCAATCCCCACGTTGCCTATTTCATTTATTCGCAATCTTTCAGTAAGAGTTGCTGTACCGGTCTGACTGGTAAAGAAAGCTAGACGAGATCCAACGGTAGTAGCTCCATCGGCAATATTCCGTATTTCACTAGCTCCGCCAGCAAACGAAGAATTATTGAATCGAAATGCTGAATAAACAGGTCCAGCAACGCCATACGCAAGTGAAGTCCCAATTGAAACACTGTCTGCTGCCCCTGCAACGTCTAATTTGTAATTAGGTGAGCTAGTCCCAATCCCTACCCTGCCGCTGGAGTCGATGCGGAGGCGTTCGGTTCCGTTAGTGTTAAAACGAATTGGCCAGGATCCATCAACTGATAGCAATGCACCTGAGGTATCTGTGATGTGGCGAAAGGTGGTAACCCCAGTTGAAGAAGTATATATGCTTGCTGTTGTTGCATCAACTGAAATAGAACCAGTCGTGAAGATGTTTCCGGCTACGTGAAGCGGTTGGCTTGGTGAGCTTGTGCCAATCCCTACACGATTATTAACAGGATCAAGATATAACGTAGCACTGTCATAGTCAAAAGGCTGCGATAGCTTATCGCCCGTAATAGTGCCATTATTAATCTGGCTACCGTTTACGTTTGAACTAGTAGTGACGTTACCAATGTAAGGCATGACTAGATAGTGTTATCTTGAGGATTCAACATGTAAGACACGGTAACATCAACTGCGCTACCGGTGCCTGCATAAGCACGAATGACGTCTTCTGATTGAACAATAATCTTGTTGCCAGTCATGAATTCAAGAGAAGACTGGTTGGGTACGGTGCCAGAGGTGATGATTGATCCTGTGCTTGTCACACCTGATTTAATAATTTGTACCGTAACATTTTGAGAATTGGCGGTTGTATTAGAAGCAAGGATACTAAGCACAACACCATAGGTACCAGCTGGCACACCACTTGTATTAGATACACCAGAAATGATTACAGTCGGAGAGGCGGATCCGCTAGCAATATTTTGTCTAACTACAGAAACAAAGCGGGCCATTTATTTACAAGATCTAATCACTGTTTTTTTAATTATAGACGCATTTAACCAAGGGCGATGGCATAAACAATTGAAGCATTTTCTGTAATTGCAACTGTAGCAACTGTTGAGCCACTGATAGTCAAACCCGAAGCAAAAATGCCGGATACACCACTGATTGTGGTACCGCTTAGATTCAAGAATACACCAGAGGTTCCTCGTACAATATTACCTGTGACAGTAGCACCTGAAACACTGGTGGTAAAGGTGCCAGCAATACCTGTCAAGTTGGTAAATACACCAGCATTACCAGTGACTGTTTCACCAGAAACCGTAGTGGTGCCAATGACATTAACCCCGGTGATGTCGGTAAATCGTCCCGCGTTGCCTGTAATAGTTGCGCCTGAAACCGTGGTGGTACCTACGATTGTTACGCCGGTTAAGTTGGTAAATTGTCCAATATTACCTGTAACAGTTGCACCGGAAACGGTGGTTGTTCCGACAATTGTGACACCAGTAAAATTAGTAAATACACCAGTGTTACCAGTGATTGTTGCACCAGAAACTGTAGTTGTGCCGATGATAGTGGCACCAGTCAAGTTGGTAAATTGTCCAATATTACCCGTAATTGTTGCCCCGGAAAGAATCTGAGTAAATGTCCCCGAGATTCCTGTTACCGTACCGAAGTTACCTGCATCACCAGTAACAGTAGCTCCACTGACCCTGGTAGTGAAGGTACCAGAAACTCCAGTAATGTTTGCAAACCGTCCCGTGTCACCTGTAATAAGTGCACCAGAAACGCTAGTTGTGAATACCCCGGTAACACCTGTAATATTTGTTGCTCGTATCGCATTACCGGTAATTGTTGCCCCCGATAAAGTACCTGTGACCGTTGCATTGGTTGCAAACTGAGCATTACCTGAAACAATCAGGCCGCTTTCAACGGTTAAGTTACCGCTAACCACCAGGGCTGGTGTTGACAGCGTTCCAAAAATACCCGTGGTCGCTTGGACGGTAGTGCCCGTGATTGTGACACCACTTAAATTTTGAAATACGCCTGAAGTACCGGAGATTGAATTGCCGGTAATAACGGTTCCACTTAGGCGTGTTGAAAAATTACCACTGATTGCATTGATGGTATCGCCGCTAATTGTTCCACCACTAATGGTTCCGCCTTGAATTGTTGTGGCACGAATCGTGTTACCGGTAAGTGTGCTTCCACTAATGGTTCCACTGACCGTTGCATTGGTTTGAACAATGACTGAATTAAAAGTTGACGCACCAGTAACCGTCAGACCGGATGTTGTAATACCACCAGAAACCGTAAGGCCGCTTTCAATTACGACAGAACCACTGATGGTTCCCCCCGTGCGGGGAAGGTAGTAAATATTTAGATACGCCTTGGTTCCAGAAATGGTTAGTTTTTTATTTTTTAACGCCGGGTCAACTTCTGCTACACGAACAACCGTAAACAGATCTGCTTCCGCAAGACTGATACCAGCAAGTTCTTGTAAATCACTAATGCGCCTGTTGGCCACGTATTTTTACATGCAAATACCCTTAGATGCATTATAGTGTGCCCGTACCTATCTCTACTTAACTCTGATTTCAATGCGTGGCAGGGTCTTGGCTGCAAACTCCCAACCAATCTGAACTGCTGTTACAAGACTGCAGGAAATAAACAGAACAAGAATAAGTTCTGCCACTGTTGGGTTACGGCGTACATAGACAACTTGTTGTGGAACCATCTGTTGTTGGCGTTGTTCCAGTGTTGTACGCATGGCTGCTTCCCTTGCACGGGCCTTCATCATTTCAAGTTGCTCTGGAGTAATGGTCCCAGGGGTAGGCACTGACTGTTGGGGGATTTGACTAGGAGAAATTTGCTCTTCCATGGTGGCTACAAAAACTTTTCCCACACACTAGCATTAAACAAAACTTTTTGCCTTATGAAATACGGACTTCGAAAAGGATTAGAAGATGTAGCGTTTGAGCTGAAAGGAATCAGAAATATCTTGGCATCCATGTGGCATAGCCGTTATCAAAACGGAGAAACGGACCTATTAAATCCAGAGGCGTTTGCAGACGAGTACGTTTCAACTGAAGAATGTGCCAGGCGTCTTGGGGTATCTGATCAAACAATCCGCAATTGGATGGCAACAGGTCGCAAAAATGCAGACAAAGGGTGGAGTGAAGGTGTCCATTACATTAACGTTTGTCCAGATCCGGGCAAACGCGCCGTAATTCGTATACCCTGGAATCATCTGGTCCGTTCATTTTCTAAGGACAGACCCATGGTTTCTTCTGATTTCCATAAGGTAAAACCGCTGTACCAAACTACTACCGAAGGGAAATTAGAATAATGGCGTATCGTTTCCAGGGGATCTGCATTGATTCCGTCACGGTTGAGAACTATGAAGAGGCCTTGTCTAAATCTTTAGCACTTCAAGTTGTGGATTTTCTTCCACCTAGTGGCTCTTTTGATGATGAATGCTTACGTCGATATTTACAAAACCTTAAAAACTATGAAGAAGAAGACGCTAACTCCAACATGACGTTGGCAAATCGGTTGCGGATTGCATTCAAGGATATGCAACCGGATACCATCTGCGGTAAATTTCCCCTGGCCGAGTTGCCATTGAAGAGAAGGCTGCGGTGCGTGGCAGAATACCTGATTCGTTCCGGTGAATTTGACAAGGTGCGGGACGAAAAGGGTAAGCTGGTTAAAAAGCGTGGTAACTTAGGCAAGCTTGTCGTACTGTATAAGCCCCTTCCCAAGCTCCTCGAATCTCTTGCACGGCAAGGACTTTTGGAAAAATGAAAAAACGTGAACAGTTAATTGCTTCAGTCATTGGTCCAGACCTAGATCAGACCAAGGCCAAGATGCTTGACACCACCATTAAGTTGATTCTTGGTGACATGGGTCAACAATATTTCAAGATGTGGGAGCACGAAGGCCCTGGCGTCATGGTGTTCCAGCCTGAAAACAAAGAACGCTCCATGTTCTTTTTGACCTTAAAAGAAATTCACTCAGCACAAGAAGAGTGTGAACGTAGTAACGACGGTGACTTAGCTGAAACTTTCCGTCGTATCCTCCAGGCTGCACAGAAGATTGATCCGATTGAAAAAGCTGGTTATATCATTAATGATGCAGATGGTATTCGCTATTTGGAAATAGACTACAACAAGGCGGCTGAGTAGTCATGGCCATTCATGATATTCGCAGTCGCAAAGAAGATCTTGAGTTAATCACCAGCTATGACCTGGTATCTTCTGCACATGCTTTGCTGAACGGCATTGAGCTTGATGTTGCCAGTTCCAAGGTTGCCAATGAGTATGTCGAAGCAGAAAAGTTTTTTACTCCGCAAGATGACGGATTAAATGCTCAGCAGTGGTACGGACGTGTTTATTTATTTCCCCCAGGGGGAGCGTATTTTCGTGACAAAAAAAACGATAGGTGGAAGATGACCCGGGCTTCGTCTCCCACCTTGGTATCTTCTCATGCTGTTTGGTTTAGAAAACTGTATCGATCCTGGTTTAACCGTGAAGTTGAGCAAGGTTTGTACTTTACCAACTGCCCGGACATGATTCGGTATGAACAAAAATTATTCGACTTTCCTGTCTGTATCTTGAAAACCGCACCAACATTGGTTAAAAATACGAGTAATGGTATTGACAGGCACAAGACCTGTACTTCGTTCTTGGTTTACTTGCCACCCATGGATGACGCAGGTAATTCCGTGCAAAAATTTATTGATATTTACGAGGAAAAGGGCCGGATTCTCTGCTAGGTTTTGTAGACTGAAAGACGTTTCAACGCCGCAATGAGCATACTGGCCGACTGGGAAATCAAGTACTTGGCTCAGAACAAGGAGATGATTGCTCCATTTAAAGATCATCTCGTTAGCGAACGAGGTGATCAACGGATCTTGAGTTATGGCCTCAGTTCCTATGGCTATGACATTCGCCTATCACCTAAACAATGTCTTATCTTTGGCCGCATTCAAGCTGGTGAGTGTGATCCAAAAGAATTTAATCCTGAAATTCTTTGTGACTCTGAATTATTAGAAGATGAGAAGGGCCAGTATTTTATGCTGCCTCCTTATGGCTATTGTTTAGGTGTTGCCCAGGAACGCCTTAAACTTCCTCGTGATGTAACTGTTGTTGCAGTCGGTAAATCTACATATGCCCGGTCGGGGATCTTGGTTAACATCACCCCAGCAGAATCTGGGTGGGAGGGTTACCTCACTTTAGAAATCAGTAATTGTACTGGTTTGTTTAATCGGATCTATGCTGATGAAGGTATTACACAACTGTTGTTTTATCGCGGCAACCCCTGCGAGATTACCTACCAGGACCGAAAAGGTAAATACCAGAACCAAGAGAAAGAAATTGTCTTCTCTCAAGTTTAATTAATGTAGGAAAAACGGACAAATGAATGTAGATAAAAAGCTTGACATCCTGGAAGTCCTGACTCGTTCAGTGATCTTCCAGGAGAATGAAGAGATCTCTAAAAAGTTATCTCGATACCGCAGTGATGATGTTCAGTGGGTACTTAACATGCTCTCTGATATGTTTGAGCAACTTCAAGATTCTTTAGAACTTGAAGCTTATAACACCCGTCACCGTTAAAAGAATCCCCTGAAGCTTCCAGAAGAGCGTTGCGGGCCATCAGAATAGTTTGTGCTACCCCCTTTACCAATCCTATCACCCATGCTTGGCATGGCAGTACCAGCAATATTAGCTTCTGTCCTGGGAGTCTTACCACGAATGGTTGGTTCATCAATTGCAGCTTTTTGACGAAACTTACCAGCACTCCTGGCAGCCGCAAAATATTTAGCAATTTGATCTTGTTTATTGTTTAATGATTCAACCGCTTGCCTTTCATCAGGCTCTACGCGGCGAAGATCTGTATCATACGCTTGCTCAGGATGCAAGTCAGATGATTCAGCTCCAGAGGTACCAGAGTCATGCCTTGGGTCGTATTGAAGACGCCCCTTATTACCGATCCGTGTATCAAACGGTTCGTTTTCTTTGCCTTGACGAGGGTCGTAAAATCTTGCCATGATAATATTGTAATTGAGAAAATTTAAGTCGTATATAGCTATGCACGGCGCTGCAGGATTTTTAGATAGTTTCGTTCAAGACGAAGTCAAGTGCCGCTGCCTTGACGAAGATATGTTTGGTGCACCTCTCGATAACGAGGAAAATGATGTACCCTTGTATGACATGTACAACAGGGGCTTAGCAGCATGCGAGCAGGGAATGGAGCGGACGAATCTCGGGTTGGAGGGGAATCCAGCGTTGCAGGGACAGAGGCCGGGGATGACTGGGTATATCCCATCGATGGAGGAAGCCCTGGAGCAGTATCCAGGGGCGTCACCAAAGCCAAAGACATTGATGATTTCTTTGCCCTCGGCGGACACCTTGGAGCAGGAACAACTCCTGTCAAGGAAGCGCCGTGGTTTGAGCCGGTAGAAGACAACGGTTGTAAAGATGGTGTTTGTCCAGTTCCATGGGCAACCAAACCTTCCCGTCCTGAGTTACAACCTGATCTAGTCAATCATCCGCCTCATTACACTGACGGCGGAATTGAATGCATCGAGGCCATTGAAGCGCAATTAACCACTGAAGAATATCGCGGGTACCTGAAGGGGAATTGTGCCAAGTATATTTGGCGTGAGCGCCATAAAGGCGGGACAGAATCACTGAAGAAGGCACGTTTTTATCTTGATCGTCTGATCGAACTTGATGATGGTTAAAAGGGAACACCTTCTTCGTCATCATCCTCTTCGTCGTCGTATATGCATGCGGCGGCGAGTTCTGCTAGTTCTAAATCAGTAGGTACATCAAAGTCAAGCTTGATGTTTTCATTCTCCAGGATATCTTTGACTGCATGCCACTCCATCAGACGCTGGTGATAGAGGTTCAAAAGCGCAGCATATAGCTGGTCCCAGGTCATCTCCGCTGCCTGAAGCTCTGCTTTGCGCATGGCAAATTGAAGTTCTAAAGGCAGTTCAAACTCCCTGGGTTCAGATGAGCGTTCCATCCCTGTATTCATGGCTTCAATGAGAGTATTCTAAGACCAGCTGTTAAATAAAGAATCTAGCTCATCGGAAGGATAATCGACCCAATCGGCATCATCAGTGCGAAAAGCGTTGGCAAATTCGGACAACACATACGGACTGATTCGTTCTTCCAGTTGCCTAATTGCCTGTACCTGCTTGGGTGCTGCTGTGTAATTCCGGAAGGCAGCAAGCAAAATATCAGTAAGAAAAGCAGGGATGGCATCTACTTCTTGGAGGAACAAATTTACTTCTTCTCGTCTACGATCCAAGAGGCTACCAATAGCTCGGTGGTCTTCATCAAAAATCCAGCGAACAATTTCCTCTGTTGCTGCGGCTAAATCTTCATGTTCAATGCAGTCAATTACACGGCTGTAAAGGAATGCTTCCCAACCCACCGAATGAATAAACGAAATCAATGCTTGGCGCATGCAATCGTCTAGACCAATGTTCAACTTGGAAAGCTGACCATCAATGACATTGATTTCATGAAATAAATACTCCAGTGCTTTTTCTTTACTGCAATACTGTCCTTTCTTTACTGGCGCACCGTCTGGATAAAATTGCGTGCCATATCCAAACGTGTAAGGTTCTCCGCCAGTTACAGGATTAGCATAAGCTTTTTCATTAAACCCTTCGTATTTACGAATGAGATTAATGGCATGCGAAAAATCTGCCATGGGAGTAACTACTGTTACTCCCAATCATACACAATTTACCTACCTTGTCCGCGCATTTTTTTACGTCCGTGGTTAGGTAATGAATTTTGACCTTGTCCTTGCCGCGTTTTTTTGGGTTTGGGTTCCAGCTTGATTGTTGAGGTTGCTTTTGCTTTTGCCATGGGGGTTACCAGTTGTAATTACAGGCTTTTACCTGTTCTGACAGTTTACCTGATGCGTGACCCAACGGCAATTCCCTGGGCAGTAATTGCCATAATTATCGGTACGGTCCAGTTCTAAGGCTTGATCTGCTCCGTTTTCTTCCGCCCATTTTTTAAATGCTGGGTAACTCGAAATCCATTCGTCACATACCTGAATTCCTTTTGCTATGTACGTGGGATATTCTTTACAACGACGACGCATTTTTAACCATCGTCCATATAACCAATGGCCTTTATTATATTTGTTTTTGGCATCTCCATGTATTGTATTTGCTTTTTTTGTTGCGTTAATAATAAAATCAGTACATGAATGCACATGTTTCCTTGCACAAGAACGGCAACGGCCTTGCCATGTTTTCAAAGAATCTTTTCTCTTATTACAAGGCTTAAAACAGTCTTTGCACAAAGCCACAACGTATTTGTTTTTAGCCATCTAAAACTTTTGCTACCAGTTAAAGTCTACCACGAATAATGACAGCTCCACCACCCGGGAGTCAGTTTGTCCTTCTTCTCGGAGCAGTTGTGCCTGGCCTTAAAGTTAGCACGCCGCCCTTCGTCTTTGTGCGATAGATAGTCATCGTAACCACGCAAGCCAAATCGTACGATACCCTCCTTGCCATCCTGGCACCCCTTGACAACATATTTATGCTTGTCCCCTTTGGGGGCACGCTGTGGTTTGTTGCACTCCATCTTGTCCTTCTGGTACCGATGAGACGCACTTACAGCTTTTCTTGCTTTGTCTGACATTAGAGCCCCTTAAACATGGAGGTAAATTCACCCAAGATTTTTTGTCCTGTTGTGGACTTGTAATTGGTATCTTCCTCATCTGATCCTAAGCTAAAGAAATTTGAAGTATCGGTTGTACTTGTATCTGAACTTTTGTCTTTGCTTGTTTCTGCTGCATTTTCATCAGCAAAGAAACTTTCAATTGTACCAAGGGAGGCAAAAGGATCTGTAAAATCTAAACCGCTTGTTTTAAGTGCTGTATTGGAACCTGCTTTGGTAAGAACTGCTTGCTCAGACCTATCTACATCAGGGAAAAAATTATTGTAAAACTCATCTTCTGTTCCTTGGAAACCAGCAGATTGGAAAGTTTTATACAACTCTGTCTGTGCCGTAGCTTGTGTATTTTTAAAATCTTCAGGGCGTTCAATGTAAGTAAGTCCCAAAACTTGTTGCGTTGGTTTTTGTCTTTTGTCATTTAAATATTTAATTTGTTCTCTGATGTCTTGCGCAGATCCTGTGCGTAATGTTTCAGAAATGTATTGTTTCAGTTCTTCTACAGTGCCCTTGAAATCTGTTAGACCATACCGTTGCAAAACTTCATTCCAGGTACTTTTATCATTTGGATCTAAACCACGTAACATGTCATCGGCAAACTCTTCAGGTGTTACAAATAAACCAAAGACAGTACCTTGTTTTAAAGCCTCATCTTTCAATACTGGAAGAATGTTGTTATAAATTTGATCTTGAACTTTTCCTGCGTTGAGGATATCGTCTGCTGCATCATAGCCTTTCCCCTGGCCCCTAACTTCAAAATGCATACGTGCAAATGCTGCTTTATCATTAATGTCTACACCGAAACGATAAGCTTGTTGCTGCCAATAAGCATCGCCCTGCTTAGCTGCTTCCCAATCAGCGGCAACAGTGGATGCTTGGTCAGCGTAAGCAGCTTCTCTTGCTTTATCCCCAGTGGGATTAAAGTAAAAAGTAGGATCAAAACTACGCGCAGATGTAGCTTTTATTTGATCTAAATAAGACTTAGCGCGTAAGTTTGCAGTGAGTGTTGCAGCGTTAAGCATATCTTGTGTCTGAAAAGGGTTTTGCTCTTCCTGTCTAACATCCAAGTATTCAACAAATTCATCCATAGATTTGGACGTATTAAAACGCGGCATTAAATACTTATCAATAAAGTTGCGTGCAAATTCACCATCAATTTTTACTTGTTCAGTAGCTTGATCTGTCGTATAACCAAGCTCTATGTCTTTGTTATATTTTTCTTTTAATGATTTATCAAACCATTGCTGCCAGTTATAAGCTGTATTATTCTGAACTCCTGTAATATTTTGTAGACTTTTGTTTAAAGATTCTTCTGCTTTACCAGCAGAAGTAAAAGATAAAACGCCACCAACTCCACTATCGCCAAGGATTGAATTGGTAAGTGTTTTATTGATATCCATGACTTCACTGAAGCCGCTAAAACCCCGCATCAAACTTAAAGTCTGTTCTTTTACTTTGGCTTTTTGCATTTCTGCAATTGAATCTTTTAATACATTTTGAGCAAGCGCACCAAATTTTCTAACGTCTACAATTGCTTTTTCACCAACTGCTTGGTTTAATGCGTCTTCAAGCTGGGTAACTCCATACCCAGCATTGATGTTGTAGTTGATACTTACTTGTTTGTCTTCCGGACGATTTGACAAACGGAACAAGGCAGCAAACTCATCTGGTTTAGAAACATCTAAATACTTTTCTTTGGCTAATGTATCCCAATACGGATCACCTTTCTTGGCTGCATCCCATTGTTGTGCAATTTCAGGGATGTTAAGTAAACGTTGAGACTGTGTTGCAGTATCTACGCCAAGTTGTAAATCTCTAACTGCTTGTAAATCTGCATCTGTTGGTGGTTTCTCCAGGTATGCATTGGAAGCTTTTGTTACTTCCGACGCATTACCACGCAACCCTGCAGGTTTTCCTTGCGTTGTATAGTTTTGTAAATAAAAATTATTCTCTCCATACCGTTCGGTTACGTCAATATCATCATTTGCTACAGCACTTTTCCACTGTTCAGCAACTGTGGGATTTTGAGTCTTGTAATAAGTAGGATCAAAATCTCCATACGCAGGTTTAGCTCCTAGGTTTGCGTCCCAGGTTTGAAGTTTTTCTGTGCGGTAAAAATTTTTAAAATTTGTTTCTAGGTTTTGTTTAAATTCGTCCGTAATACCAGGGTCTAATACAATATTTCTTAACGCTTGCCGTTGAGCAGCATAATCACCGCCAAGTGTACTAGACGCTGTTGAAACAGTTACATCGTACGCTTTATTTTTATTTGTATTTGCAGTGTTTAATGCAAGATTATTTGCATTTGTTTTTGTATTATCTGCATTTGTTGCTGTATTAATTTTATTTGCGTTTGCATTTTGCGCGTTTAAAGCTGCATTAGTTTGATTTTTTTGAGCGTTAATGTCGTTGGTAAGAGTGTCCGGGGCCCATTCATAATAGTACTCAATATAAGGTTCTTGTACAGAATATGTTCTTGTTTTTGTTACAGGTTGCCAAACATTTGTATACGTCATTGTTCTAGAATCATACACAGATTTCAACTCAGTGGTCTGGTAAGTTTCTGTTTTTTGAACAGTTCTATATGCAGTCCTGGATCTTTGAACTTGTTTTTGCGCGGTTGTTATGTAATCTGTTTTTAAATTTGTAGGAGCATCCGTTATTAAATTGGTAGGATTATCTGTGGTGTAATCTGTTTTTTCATATGTTACTTGCCACTTCTTTGAAGGGGGATCGTAAAAAAGTCCCATTTTAAACCGCCAGTTGTAACGTGTCTACCTGATACACAAAGAGGTCAATTGCCTCGTATGTCATCCAAGCTTTAATTCTATCCATCTTAGCCTGATTAAAAAATTCTTGTTTTTTGTACCAGGTCTCCATCTGCTCGCTTGCTTTAGATGTATTACAACGTCGACAAGCTGGCATCAAATTATTTCGATTACTAGAACCTGATTTGAACCGTGGGATAATATGGTCCAGGCTTGTCGCCTCGTCGCCACAGTACCCACACTTACAGTCCCAGGAGTCGTAGATGGCTTGTCTAAATCGTTTCTTTGCAAGTTTGGGAGTCAGTTCAAGAAGCAATGCGAGGGGTTCGTGTTCGCAGCTGAACATGCTCAATTTGCAGTTACTTTATTTTAATTTGACCCCATACATTTTCAGCTTAAATATAAAAATAAAGAAAAGTAAAAGCTCTTGACAGCGGTAGTAAAGCTGATATGGTAGGTACGCACACGACTTTTATTCAAGTCATGACCAAGCAACGCGAATGGGTTTCCATTCACCAAGCAGAAGAACTCCTTGGTATTGATCGCAAGACTCTCTTTAGGTACCGCGATGATGGTACCCTAAAACTCGGTCCCCATTTCGCCGCTTTCCCTGGAACTTACTCACGTGACAGTTATCGTTGGAACGTTGAGAAAGTTCGGAAGCACCTGAACAAAATGGCAGCTGCCGTTTGATTCCGAAACAAAACTTAAAACAGCTCCAATTATGGAGCTGTTTTTTTATGGTTAATTACGTTTGTAAACCAATAGGTTTTGTACAAACCAGCCCATGTGATAGCCAGCTTTCATGGCATCCGTTAACTGTTCTTCAACGTCTAGGCAGCGTTGTAATGGTTGCGTTGCAAATAGATCTTCCCAGTAATCTTTGGTTTGGCAGTTAATGTGACCAACCCCACCTTGGCCTGGTTTGGCGGCTGTCCATATTAAAAGTCCTTCTGGCGCCAGGGTTTTTGCCATTGCTTCCACAATTTTTAAATTATTGGAAGACTCGATGTGTTCCGCTACTTCCATACAAAGGACTACATCGCCTGTTTCCTCTACATCAAACAAGCTTTTACAAACGAGATAATCTTTGCCTTGAACACGAACATCAGTATCATAACCAATGGCATTGACTCCCTGGTCACGGAAACACTCGACGTATGTACCTGGACCACAACCAAGATCTAAAACTTGTTGGGGATTTAAATTGTTTTTGATCCAGCTTGTTAAACGCCTGGCAAAAGGCAACTCCTCATTATGAAGATATGTGTAGTTAATCTCTGTTGATTCGCGGAGCTGATACCAACCTTTTCTGTTAAGGTTGTTAATGTCTTGAAATATTTTGTCGTATTTTTTACCGCAGGCTTCTAGGCTGTACCTGGACCTAGCAACATTTGCCACCATCTGTCGAGAAAGGTCTCCTGCGTTATCGATGGCATCAATCCAGTCTTGCAGGGTATGGCAGCGGAAACCTGTTACACCATCGAGGATAGTTTCAGTAAATGCTCCATAGTCAACAGCAATTAACGGTGTTCCACACAACATAGCTTCAACGCCACTGCCAGCGAAGGGCTCAGTGAAGTTTGTTGGCATCAACGCTGCCCGTGCATTGCGTAAAAATTCAGAACGTGCTTTGCCTGTAATAGGTCCACGGTATTCAATGTTTGGATGTTCCCAAGGGGTTGGATCACCTTGACCATGAAGAACTATTGGCCAAGGGCTGTAGTTGGCAATTTCTTTAATCGTGTCCATTCCTTTGACGGAACAAATACGACCTAAGAAAGCAAGATATTTCCCTGGTTCGTAAGATGGTTCCCACTCGTCTAGGTCAAAGTAGTTAGGCACAACCCACTCATAGTTACGGCCTTGACGTTTCTCTTCCCCCTGGTGGTAATGCATCCAGGCATAGCTTTCAAAAATACGAAAGCTATTAGGCATCAACGTGGGATAACCAATGCCGGTTTCAACATGATGGTGGGACGGAAACTTGTCCATCAATATTTGATGCGCATGACCAAACGGATGGCAGATAATATCTTCCTTTTGTAAACGTTTACGTAACTCAACAATTAAACGTTCTTCAAATAGTTGGTGTCCTTCGCTGCCAACCGTTGCATCATCACCATGAAAATCGGTTTTTTTCCGATCTCCATAAAGTTTTTGAAACTCTTGTTTACTCAGAATGGGTACGTGTTCAGTTGCGCCCGCCTCGCTACCTTCGTTGCTGTATTCAATAACTTCATAACCATATGCCTGCATCATCTTGGGAAAGCGCATTGCTTTCCCTGTGAATGCACAATGTGAGTATTCACTTGTTGCTTGGGTGTGAAAGATGCCAATCAGATGCAAACAAGGTTTTGTCATGGTTGACGAAAGTTTTAACAGTGTCTACCAAGAATAGATCAAAACTAACCCAGGGCCACCATTACCGCCAGCACCTGAACCACCTGTAGTACCGCCCGCTCCACCGCCGCCGCCGCCAGAACCAAAGCCGCCATTGCCACCATAACCACCAAGTGCGTTACCGGTGTTACAACCGCCTCCTGAACCACCGCATGCAAGCAAAGGAGTCCGAAGCTCGACGCCAGGGGAGCCAATACCTGCAGTTGCACCAGCTGCGCCACCGTTCAAAGTTGCAAAAAGGTTTAAGACAGCTGCTTGAGAAGCAGGGGCTGTGATATTACCTCCGGTGCCTGTAGAACCACCGCCTCCTCCTGCGCCACCAGACAACAGTAATCCAGTTGTAGGGTATGTGATTGCGCCACCTGCACCGTTGGCAACTGCGCCGCCAGCAGCACCAGCTTGACCAGCAAGAAAAAAGCTGGTTCCCAGGGCACTTATAAAAGCGGTAGTATTTGCTGCAACCGCACCAGCGTTACCAGCATTTCCGACAACTGTTGCCGAAGCCGCTGTAGTACCTGCTGCTCCAGGGTTAGCAAAACATATGGTATAAATAGCTGCTGTAGATTGAGCAATCGAAACATAAGATCCAATACCGTTAGCTCCAAGGGTGCCGGCAGTAGTTGAGGAAGCACCGCCGTTACCACCAGCACCTGCTGAGACGTACAGGACATCTGGTAATAAAGAAGCTGGAACTTCTACTGTTGAAATGCCACTACTTCCGCCACCGCCACCACCGCCTCGTGCAGTTGTGGTCGCACTTGGAAAACCACCACCGCCGCCACCCCCGCCGCCAATGCAAACCATGCGGATCATGGTTATGTTGCTTGGTTTCTCCCAGGGGAGCCACTGAGTGTTGGCGTTTGCAAAACCGGGGAAAATACTTACAAAACCACTTTGAGGTTTTGGAATGTCAAATACGTTAAGCATCAGTAGTTGCCCCCAAATACAAAAGCATTCCAGTTGGAGTTAGCAGTTTGAGCAACCGATTGGCTCACAAGCAAATACCTGCCGGTAGGAATTGCAAAGTTTAGCGGAATCTCAATTAAGTACGGTGCAGTTGTAACTGCCGAAACAGTTTGCGCTGCTGCCTGCACTTGTGCAATCAAGTCAGTGTTGGCGGCACTTGTAGCACCCGTGTTAATTGTGGACAGATATACTTGCAGCGTAGTTGCAACCGAAGAAATGACGCTAGTAGTCGAAACAAAAGTAAAACGCATTTTTTGAAGATACGACCCATCAACACCAGCAGAAAATGACAAAAAGCAGTTTGTGCCAATTGTGCCAGGAGCAATGGTATTGACGTTTGCTGTAGTAGTTGTAATGTCTACAGCTCCGACGTTCGGAGTTAATGTCCAAATTGGGGAAGTGTTTGCAGCCATGTTAGGTAAACGTAAGTGTTAGGGCATTGCTGCACTATACTGTACAGCAAGAACTTGACCATAAGTAATACCACCACCCCCACCACCTGCAGGCACTGCCCAAGTACCGTCAGCTCTTAAAAAGTTTGTAGTGCCGCCACCCGATAAGGGCGTAAGTCCTTTCAAGGTAGATGAAAATGTATCTAATAATGCAGTTGCTTGAGTTCCTGTTAAATCTTCGGGTGAGCCAGTACCTGCTGTTGTTCTACCTTTAAAAGTTGCTGTCGAGACATCTGCAAGTTTTGAATTTGTTACAACACCCGCATCAATAGTCCAAACAGTACCACTTCCACTTACAGTGATATCTCCTTTATCACCGTCAGTAACGCCACCAGTAGAAGGCGCTGCCCAAGTACCGTCAGCCCTTAAAAAGTTTGTGGTGCCGCCACCAGATAAAGGAGCAAGTCCTTTTAGGGTAGATGAAAAAGTGTTAAGTAATGCAGTTGCTTGCGTTGCTGTTAAGTCTTCAGGCGCTCCAGTACCAGCTGTTGTTCTTCCTTTGAAAGTTGCCGTAGCAACTTGAGACAACATTGTATTAGTAACGGTTGCAGAATCACCAGTAGTTATGACTGTTCCTGCTGTATCCGGAAGAGTTAACGTGCGGTTAGCAGTTAAAGTTGTAGGCGTAAGAGTTACTGCAAACGAACTGGCGCCCCCTGCGCGACCGTTAAGAATAATGCCATCTTGTGTGGCAGTTTGTCTAAATGTTTGACCCGTGGCATTAATAAATGTATTGGCAGCAGTGGTTGTAACCATGGTGCCAGCGACCAGCGTAGTGTCGCCATCTGCCAAAGTAAGAGTACGGCTAGCGGTAAGTGTTGTTGGAGTAATGGTAACAGCACGAGTGCTAGTACCGCCTGCACGACCTGCTAGAACAACAGCATCCTGGGTGGCCGCTGCTTCTGCTCGTACTGAGTTGGCAGCCCGGAAGGTCTGCGCAGCTGTAAATGTCTGCGCCGTACCAATAGTGGCAACAGTATCCGTAACGTTGGGAAGAGTTAATGTTGTACTGGAAGAAAGTGTTGCGGGAGTAAGAGTAATTGCTAAAGATGTGCTGCCACCAGCGCGGCCCGCTAATATGATTGCGTCTTGAGTTGCTGCTGCTTCCACCCTTACTGAGTTGGCAGCTCTGAAGGTTTGTGCTGCCGTAAATGTATTACTTGCGCTAGTTGTAACCATGGTGCCAGTGACCAGCGTAGTGTCGCCATCTGCCAACGTAAGGGTACGGTTGGCACTTAAAGTTGTAGGCGTAATGGTTACAGCCAGAGATGTGGTGCCACCAGCACGACCCGCTAATACGACAGCATCCTGGGTGGCTGCTGCTTCAGATCGAATAGCGTTAGCAACACGAAATGTTTGTGCGGCAGTAAATGTCTGCGCCGTACCAAGTACTGCTACCGTTCCCGCAACTAATGTTGTGTTGCCATCTGCAAGGGTTAAGGTCCTATCTGCACTTAGTGTTGTTGGTGTAATTGTTACTTCAAAAGAACCAGTACCACCAGCGCGTCCTTGAAGAATAATACCGTCTTGAGTAGCGGCTGCCGTGGTACGAATAGAACCAATAACATCTAATGCATAAGCTGTTGCCGGGCTAGCACCAATTCCGACTTGTCCAGTTGATAGTACCCAAAGTCTGTTTGCATTGTTAGTGGCAACGCGTACATCATTGGCACCTAAACTACCAAGGGCAAGCGTACCGCCAGCTGAATATAAGTAAGTGCCATCAATATCTCCAAAGGCGCCACCACCTGTAAAGGCACTGGAATTAATACCAAAATCACCATAAATTGTTGTGCCACCAACTCGATCATTATTGACAATAAAATCAGCAGACGCAGAAACACCAGC